TAAAGAGGCAGATATAGAGAATACGGAGGATTCTTGCGCAGAGCCGGAAACCGTCTCCGCGCCGCCGATCATCAGCATCATCCTCAATGACAAGACGTTCTTCGACGTATTCCCCGAGGATTACAATCGCTGGTGCGAGCTGTACCCCGCTGTCAATGTCATGCAGGAACTCAGGAAGATGTCAAGCTGGAGCACCGACAATCCCAAGCGGCGCAAGACGAAATCAGGAATCCGTCGATTCATCAATGCTTGGCTTTCCAAGGAGCAGGACAAGGGCGGACAGTATCGTTATCAGGGCGGTAGTTCCAGCGGCAACGTGTTTACCGACATCGCGGAGGGCATGAGAAATGGACAGGCTTGAAACAGCTGACATTTTGGCAGTTCTGAAAGCCGCCTATCCCCAGTTCTACAACGGTCTTGGCGCAAAGGACGCGAACAGGATCGTTGACCTGTGGGCAGAAATGTTCAAAGACGAGCCTGTTGCTGTGGTCGCGCTCGCGGTGAAAGCCATGATTGCATCACGGACAAGCACATTCCCGCCGAATATCGGTGAAGTCAAGGCGCAGATCATCAAGATGCAAATGCCGCAGGAAATGACCGCGGCTGAGGCATGGGCGCTGGTCTATCGGGCAATTTCAAACAGCGGCTATTGCGCCCGCGAGGAATACGACCGGCTCCCGCCCGCAATTCAGCGTCTTGTTGGTTCTCCAAACCAGCTTCGGGAATGGGGCATGATGAACTCAGAAACGGTGCAAAGCGTGGTCGCTTCCAATTTCCAGCGCTCCTATACGGCGCGCGTCAAGAGCGATCGGGAGTACATGGCGCTCCCGTCAGACATAAAACAGATGATCTCCGGCGTAGCGCAGCAGCTTGCGCTTGACGGAGGAGACGAGGATGGAGGATGAAGATATGAAAAGATGGGCAAGGCGCAACCTGCCTACGGTTGTTTTTCTGACGGCGCTGCTTCTGCTCGCCGCTCTGGTGATTCTGGTAATTGAGATTGGCAAACCTCAAACGGCTTCTGGCACACTCGCTCCCGCTTCTGTCGAGCGGCCGATCAAGCAGGCAGAGCGATTTGACGAAGCTGCCTACCAGAGCCGCCTGCTGGGCGAAGCATACGCGCCGGTCGAACACGAAACCGCCGATATTCCCAGTACATACGAGCTGCCAGAGCCTCCGCAGGAGGCAGACAGCGAGCCTTGCGGAAAAGGCGGCTTCGAGTGCCAGGACAAAGGCGGCTGGGAGCGCCTTGCCATTGTGATTTATCAGGAAGCAGGCGGCGACGATGTGTGTGATATGTGCCGCTACCGGGTGGGCGATGTTGTACTGAATCGCGTGAAAGATCCGCGTTACCCGGACACCATTGAGGGCGTTCTGACGGATGACAAGTACGGACTGCAATGGGGGCTGCTCTCTGTGACCGGCGTTGTGTGGCCGGAGAAAGCGAACAACCCGGGCGAAGCCGCAGCCGTGCAGCGGGCATGGGATATTGCAGCCGATCTTCTTGAGGGCAACCACAGCGACCTCGATAGCGGCTACATCTTCTGTTCCGAGTACAAGCAAGGCTCCGATGTGATCTACTGCGACGGAATTTACTTCGGCATTGGATAGGAGGAAGCTATGGCAAAAGACCCAAAAAGACAGCTCCTCGGCAAAATTGCCCGCCAGAAAGGACAGTATTTCGAGCAAAGGCTTGACGGCTCTTTCGAGTATTACCGCGAACGCGGCTATGCTCTGATCGAAAAAACGCCAGAGCCGATGAAAGTCATCAAACCGGAGGGCAACGGTCGCTTCCTCGCCTGCTACACGAAGAAAGCGCAGGTGGACTACAAAGGAACGCTCAAGGGCGGTCGGACAATCCTGATCGAAGCGAAGTTCACCTCCACCGACCGTCTGGCGCAGGATCGTGTCCTTGATATTCAGGCATCCTACATGGATCGCCACCAGAGCCTCGGCGCGCGCTGCTTCGTCGTTGCCGGCTTCTCGACCGGCGAAGTCTACAAGATCCCATGGAATGACTGGAAAGCCATGAAAGACCTCTTTGGACGGAAATACGTCAAGGAAGAAGACTTACAAACTTATCGGGTAAAAACAGCGTGGAACGGAACGCTGTTCTTACTCGACTGACAATGAAAGGAGTATTTGCAATGAGCGAAATCACGTTATATGAAGCGCAAGCCAAGAAAATGCAGGGTATTTGTGACGAACACAATCTGACCTATCGCTTTCTCAAAGACCGCTACCCCATCATCTTCATCATCCGCCCGATTCAGGGCATGGACGCACAGATTTCCATGCTAGAAGCGGTTGAGGAAGCAGGCTATATCAGCCCCGAAGCCGAAATGATGTGGATCTTCAAAGCCGGTGCGCTTGAAACGCGCGTCACCGGCGGCACGTTTACGATCTCAAAAACGCTCCGCACCAAGATCGAATCTATCCTGATGAAGATGATTACATACTGGCAGCAGTATTTCTTCAAGGACGTTCTGGAAAAGCACGCTTTGGCTGCCGGCATGATGCCTGTAATCAGCGAGAGCGAAGCACCGGACGATGACAGCCGCGAGGACGAAGCAGAAGATTCCCCCGATGAAGCGGACGCTGAGATGGACACAGGCGGTGTTCTGGAAGACGATTCCGATGATCTCGACGCCGAGGAAGATCAGTCCGACGCCGCCGATGATGAACTTTACGATCAGGCTGTCAGCGTTGTCCGCATGGAGAATAAGGCGACGGTTTCGCTCCTGCAGCGCCGGTTGAACATCGGCTATGCCCGCGCAGCGCGCATCATGGAGCTGCTGGAGGAAAACGGTGTTGTCGGTCCGTTCGCTGGCTCAAATCCGCGCGAAGTTCTCCCGACCGATGAACCGGACGATGCGGAGGACGCAGCCGATGAATAACCAGAACCCGCCGCTGCTCAAACGGGATGATTACAAAACCATCAAGCACATGAACCGTGAAGACCTGACGAAATACCTCTATCGTGTCTACCGGCGCGGCTTCGATGCTGGTGTCGAGTCCACCAAGGGCAAAGTCACCAAGCGTTCCATCGTACCGCCCGAACCGGTGCAGACGGAGGAATAAGTCATGGGAAGAAGTGTGCCGCACAATCTGAAAAGTACCCACCAGACGGAATTTGTGAAGATCTTCAACTCCCTCTGCGGCCGCTACGGCCGCTGGGAAATCTGGCAAGATTTCGTAACGCTCGCCGCAATCGCGATCTCAAATACCGTTGACCGGAGTCAAGCCGCTGAGCGTGAAAAGACGTATATGACGATTGCCGGAAAGTACAAGCCCGAAGAAATGCTCAAATTCTCGCAGATGCTCCAAGAGGTCGTGATCGGTATGGATTTCAATCCAGATCAGGACTTTCTCGGCGAGCTTTACATGGCACTGGATTTGGGCAATGACCACGCTGGGCAGTTTTTCACGCCCTATGATGTCTGCCGCATGATGGCCGAGATCACCGGCGCAGACCTCCAAGCGCGTATAGAGCGGGACGGCTGGATCTCCGTCAACGATTGCGCTTGTGGTGCAGGAGCGTTGCTGGTGGCGTTTGCAAATGCCTGTACGCGACAGGAAATCAACTACCAGACCTCCGTGCTTTTTACGGCGCAGGACATTGACTACATCGTTGGCCTGATGTGCTACCTGCAGCTCTCGCTCATGGGCTGCGCCGGGTACGTCGTGATTGGCGACACGCTTCTTCATCCCTCAACAGCGCTTGACCGCCGGGGGCTTATCCCCCGGCCAGACCAGAACATATGGTACACCCCGTTTTATTTCCGCGACATCTGGCACTACCGCCGCATTTGGGCGCAGATGGATTTACTGCTTCAGACAGACGAAAAACCCGCCGAGCAAGTTACCGGCAAGTTAAAATCGTCTGCCGCGCTGCCGCCCTTGCCCTTGCAGGAAACGAAAACCGGGCAACTCACACTATTCTGACAGAAAGGAGGAATCGCCTGACACATGGGAAAATGGACGGACGATCAACTTCAATATCTCCGCGAGCATAGTCGCTCACAGCCGGCAGCGGCTATTGCCGCAGCGCTTGGCCGGACGGAAGGGTCTGTACGGCAAAAGAGGCGTTCGCTCGGACTGCAAAGCTATCACGCAGGATGGACAAAAGCAGAAGAACAATTCCTCCAAGATCAATGGGGTGTCATGTCAATCCCCGCGATTGCGAAGCGTCTTAACCGCTCCGTTGAGGCTGTCATCGTACGGAAAAACAGACTGGGGCTTGGCCCGGTTCTGTTCGGCGGCGACTACATATCCATGAATCAGCTTATAATCGCCGTTTGCGGCAGCAATGCCGGTGGGAACTATAAGCTGAAAAGCTGGGTTGAGAACCGTGGCCTCCCGATTCACACAAAGCGCGTCAATCAGAACAGTTTTCGTGTCATTCGGCTCAATGAGTTTTGGAAATGGGCAGAACAGCACCGCTCGTTCATTGATTTTTCCAAAATGGAGCCATTGGCGCTTGGCGAAGAACCTGCATGGGTAGCAGAACAGCGCAAGAAGGACTTTCAGGCATTTGCCATCCAGCGGAAAGACCCATGGACACCCGATGAAGACGCACGGCTGAAAATGCTGCTTCAGCAGCATCGGTACGGATACGCTGAGCTTTCTGATATACTGCGTCGGTCCGCAGGCGCGATCCAGCGCCGGTGCAACGACCTCGGTATAAAAGAGCGTCCTGTCAAGGCCGACAATCATGGTTCATCCGCAGCTTGGACACAGACCGACTTCGATGTGCTGGCAGACGGAATCCGAAAAGGCAACAGCTACACCGCCATTGGCAAGGCGCTCGGCAAATCTGAAAAAGCCGTGCGTGGGAAAGTTTATTTCGTCTATCTGACCGAGAATCAGGACAAAGT